ATGGCATTTGGATTTATTGATTTTGCAAAAGAGGTATTAGAAGTTTCGGATAGTCCGTTGTCCGTGGAAGAGATGTGGAAGGCGGGATGTAACCTGGAGCTTGATGAGAAGCTGGGTTCTTCCGGAAAGACGCCAATCCGTACCTTATCAGCCAGAATTTATATAGATATCAGGAATAACGGAAATTCGGTATTTATGCAGGTTAGCAAAAGGCCGGCCAAGTTTTTTCTGAAAGGAAAAGATATCAGCCCCGAAAAAGAAGTAGCCACGGAAACGGATGGAAACAGGGGAAAGAATAAGTTTATAGAACGAGATTTACATATTCTTCTATCCAGCTTTGTCTGCACGGATGAGCATTTTAAATGTATGACAAAGACAATCTATCATGAAGTTTCCAAGCGTGAAAAGAGTGGAAAGAACAAATGGCTGCACCCGGATCTTGTAGGGGTACATTTCCCTTTTGAATCTTATACACCAAATACCCTTAAGCTATTTGATATTTTAAAAGTGAATCCTTATAAGTTGTATTCCTTTGAAATGAAAATCAACGTGAATCTTACCAACCTCCGGGAGTATTATTTTCAGGCAGTTTCCAATTCCAGTTGGGCGCATGAAGGCTATCTGGTAGCATTACATATTACGGAGAACCCGGAATTAATGGATGAAATGCGCCGTTTAAACAATGCATTCGGGATTGGAGTAATCCGGTTGGATGCGGAGCATTTTATGCAAAGTGAAATTCTGTTCTCAGCAAAGGAAAAGGAATCCCTTGACTGGGATACTATTAACCGTCTGGTGGACAGTAACCCAGACTTTAAAAAATTTCTGGAAGACTTAATGGAAGATATCAAAGTAGGAAAGATTAAGAGTAAATATGATGAAACCTACACTGAAGAAGAGCAGATGTGCCAGTATGCTTTAAAATGCGGAATCCTGTCTTGAATTCCTGACATCAACAATTCTAATTTAAATCGTATATCCCCACTGTCAGCTTAATATTTAGCAGGCAGCAGGGGATTTTTTTATTTGACTATATCTATTCAAAATACCAATACTAATAAAATATTTTTTGTCAATTAACCAGTTGACGAATAGATGTTTGTATTCATGGCAATGCTTACCATATAAAATTCTTTATAGGGAGAAAGACTATGAATACAGACCATAGATTAAGATTTGGAAAATACGTAGAGACACTTAGAAAAAGCAAAGGAAAATCTCTACGGGAAACGGCGAAAGCCATAAAAGTATCGCCACAGTTCTATAGTGAAGTGGAGAAAGGGAGAAGCAGCACCTTTACGTCAGAGAGACTGAAATCACTGGCTTATTTTTTAATGCTGGACGATGAGGAAACCCACACGCTTTATGATATGGCAGCAGAATCGCGGTCATCTAATGACATTGCAACACCCCAGGACTGTGCAGATTATATGCTCTGCAATTCCTATGTGATAGAGGCATTGCGGCTGTCAATGGAAACTGGTGCAGGGGAAAAAGAGTGGCAGGTCCTGCTGAATGAATTAAAGGCAAGGAAAGGGTGAACCGATTATGTATCAGCCAAAGTTAAAGAAAAAAAGAAATGGTGTTCCCATCATGTGTAATGGAGAGATTGATGTTCATGCAGAAGAATTTTTGAAAGATTATAATCCTGCCGTATTAAAGAACCCACAGCCAGTAAATATGGAGGAATTTGCAGAATTTTATCTGGACTTGACCTTGGATTATACATACCTTTCTCATTGCGGACTGATTTTAGGCAGGATGGTATTCCAGGAGACAGAAAGGGTTCCCATTTATCTTCCGGAAGAAAAATGTGCGGATTATCTGTATGCAAAGAGAGGTACCATGCTCATCGACAATACAGTGCTGGAAGACTGGAAGGAGTACCGGTTACGATCCACGATAGGACATGAATGCGGCCACTGGGTATTTCATTCGGACTTTTATGCATATGCAAAAAGCAGAAATAACCAGAAAAGAATATCAGCATCAGGAATCTTAGGATGTAAAAAGTTAGATATTGAGGGTGGATTGGAGATAATCGGGAAGAAAAGGCTGGTTACTGATATAGACTGGCTGGAACACCATGCAAAATATTTTAGTGCTGCTATATTGATGCCAAGAACACCGTTTATTAATGCAGTAACAGACTTGACTACCACCCCTTATTTTAATGAATCAGATTTGCCAGAGCAACTTTCAAGGATATTTCAGGTTTCACCTAGTTCTGCCAGCATTCGGTTATCCCAATTGGGATTCTCCCAATATGCAGGCAAGAACGCAAATACTCATGATGAAAGGCAGCTTAACATATTCCGGCAGATGCCAGGCACTCTGTGAATGACAGAGTGCTGATTTTAAAGGAAGCGAGTCAAGTACATAGTTGACACTTTTAAGTGCCTTATTTTTTTGTACCTTGTGTCAACTAACTTATTGACAGGAAAGGAGCTATGCCAGGATGAAGGAGAAAATGAACTGCCCTATATGCCGGAAGCGGGCATTTGATATATGCTCATCTGCAAAAGAGGATATATGGGTAGAACTGAAATGTCCCCACTGCAGGAATATCATACAGGTTCGTTACAGGATTTGCAGTATTCAGGAAGAGAAAATGAAAGAAGAATTAGTAACATATTAAAAGAAATCTACCGAGCAAAGGGTCCGCATAAGCGCGACACCAAATAGCCGGAGTAAAGCGGAATACCAGCTTACTCTGGCTATTTTTTTGCCTGTTTTTCCATTTCTGTTGCTGCCGCTTTACTCACGGGTAAAGAAAGGAGCAGCATGAGAATCAGTTATGAGTTTATAACCGGAGAGAGGTTGGAAATAGAAGTGGATGACAATATTGGTGAAGTTATCATCGAAATGGAGAAGATGCAGTCCAGGAGAAACCGTGCCGAAACGAGACGGCATAATTCTCTGGAATTCATGCAGGAAAACCGTGATGGGTATCGTCCAATGCAGTTTGCTGACAATAGGGCGGATGTAGAACAAATCATCATTCATTCAGATGAGAAGGAAAGGCTGCACCGGGCCATTCAGAAACTGGATCGTAAGGATTCCATAATCGTTAAGAAATATTATTTTGAGGATAAGACCATGGAAGAAATCGGAAAGGAATTAGGTATTTCGGCAATGGCCGTATCCAAGAGACTGAAAAAAATCCCGGATAAGATAAAAAAACTTTTGGATTAGTTTAAAAATCAACTTTCCCGTGGCTATAAGATAGAGGCTTTGAAAATGTCTCAAAAGGAAAGGAGATTTTTAACCATGAGGACAGTGCGGATTATTGTAAGTGGAGAGGATTGTTCAAGGATTATGGTAACGAATGAGAGAACTAAAAAAGGATTCCTGTCATTTCTTTCAGAAAAAAAGAAGTCATCAGCCATGAGCGGAAAGGATAGCAGGAAAAGATGAAAAAGATTTTTATATGCAGCCCTTTCCGTGGAGATGTAAAAGGAAACAGCCAAAAAGCTGCAAGGTACTGTAGAAAGGCATATGAGGAAGGTTGTCTCCCGATTACCCCGCATCTTATGTTTCCTCAATTTCTGAATGAGGATAGTCTCAAAGAGCGAACGGATGGGATTTCCATGGGACTGGAACTGATGCAGGAGTGTGATGAAGTCTGGGTATATGGAAAGACAACGGATGGCATGGCGCAGGAAGTGAAGTTTGCCATAGAGCATGGAATTCCGCTCTGGTTCAAAGAGATACAGGAAGGAGGAATGCCGGATGAAGCTGGTAATGATTGTAACAAAGATAACGGGAAATGAGGAAAATGACCGGGCCAGGGCCTTGGAATATTGCCGTTTTGCTGCCCATAAGGGAGTCCTGCCAATCAGCTCTTATCTGAATTTCCATAATATTTTCATGGATGAAATTGGAACCGCAGTGGAACATTTGCTGACTTTGAGGCTGGCAAAACAGGTAGACGAGATATGGGTATTTGGAAATGAAAAAGAGGAAGAAAAACGTGGTCTGATAGAGAAAGCTTGCCTGGAATATGGCAGCCGGGCAAAATACTTTGATGCTAGAGAAATCGGAGAGGAATTATTGCTGTGTACCATGTTCTCTGAGGAATTAATGGAACGATTGGAAGAGATGGAGGAATGTTAGATGAGCAGTGAATTATTGAAGATGGCAGAAGGATTCTCCATGGTAGCGGAGAGCCTTCGGATGCTTGCCGGGCAGACAGAGATGGCAAATCCATGTACAGATAGAGCAGAGGATACAATGCAGGAGAAGCAGGCAAATACTGCAAAAACAGATACCAAAGAAAAGAAAGTGACCATAGAGCAGATCCGGGCAGTATTGGCGGAGAAATCCCAGGACGAAAAGACAGTACAGATTAGAGAACTTCTGAAAAAATATGGTGCTGTGAAGCTGTCTGCCGTGGAAGAGAAAGATTATTCGGCACTGCTTGTCGATGCGGAGAAATTGTAATGGGACGGCATGCTTTGTTATCCGCATCTTCTTCCAGGCGATGGCTGAACTGTACTCCGTCTGCAAGGCTGGAGCAGCAGTTCCCAGAGGACGGAGGAAGTATTTATGCGGAAGAAGGAACCGCTGCCCACGCCCTGGCGGAACATAAGCTGAAACGCCTGCTTAAGAAACGTTCCAGGCGTCCGGTATCCGTCTATGACTGTGATGAGATGGAAGACTGTATGGACGAATATGTTTCCTTTGCCATGGAACAGATTGAAAAGGCGAAACAGTCCTGCAAGGATCCGGTCATTCTCATTGAACAGCATCTGGACTTTTCCCGGTATGTACCGGAAGGGTTTGGTACCGGGGATTTAGTGATTGTGGCGGACGGAACCTTGTTCATTATTGATTTGAAATATGGAAAAGGCATTGCCGTGGAAGCAGAGGAAAATCCGCAGATGATGCTGTATGCGTTGGGGGCTTTAGAGCTTTTCGATGCCATTTATGATATTGAAAGAGTCAGCCTTATCATTCATCAGCCCCGTTTGGAATCTGTCAGTACCTGGGAGATTACGGTGGATGGTTTGAGAAAATGGGCAGAAGAATACCTGATTCCAAGAGCAGCATTGGCAAATAAAGGACAGGGTGAATTTGTTTGCGGTTCCTGGTGCAGGTTTTGCAAAGCCAGGAATCAGTGCAGGGTCAGGGCGGAGAGCTTCCTGGAACTGGCGAAAATGGAATTTTGCCAACCGGCTCTGCTTTCCGATGAAGAAATTGCAGAAGTACTGAAAAAAGCAGATGAGCTTGCCAAATGGGCGGCAGATATCTATGCCTATGCCCAGGATGAGGCAATCACCCATGGCAAACACTGGAATGGGTTCAAGCTGGTGGAGGGTCGGAGCAACCGGAAGTACAGCAGTGATGAGGAAGCAGCGGAGGCTGCAAAGGCAGCCGGATACACAGATATTTATAAACAGGCACTCATTGGTATTACGGAGATGGAAAAGCTGATGGGGAAAAAGAAGTTTGTCCAGATACTTGGAAAATTTGTGTATAAGCCACAGGGCAAGATTACACTGGTACCGGAGTCGGACAAAAGACAGCCGGTGGAAACAGCAGACGCAGAAGCGGATTTTAAGGAGGAGTAAACCATATGAACATTGAGAATAAAAATGCACCAATCACAAAAGTAATCGTACCTTGCAGATTTTCTTATCTGCATTGCTGGGAGGCGAATGCAGTTGATGGCGGGGAACCGAAGTATTCCGTATCAGCCATTATTCCGAAATCGGATACGGAAACCATTGAGAAGATTAAGGCAGCTATTGAACAGGCGAAGAAAGATTCCCTTTCCAAGTGGGGAGGGAAGATTCCTGCCAATTTGAAACTGCCTTTGCGTGACGGTGACATTGACCGTCTAGAGGATGAAGCTTATGCAGACAGCTATTTCTTCAATGCCAATTCCAGACAGGCTCCCCAGGTGGTGGATAAGAACGTGCAGCCAATCTTAGACCAGTCCGAGGTGTACTCTGGCTGTTACGGCAGGATTTCCGTCAACTTCTATGGATTCAACAATAATGGAAACCGCGGCATTGCCGCAGGTCTTGGGAATATACAGAAGTTAAAGGACGGAGAACCTCTTGGCGGCAGAACGAATGCGGAAGATGACTTTGAAGCGGTGGAAGAGGAAGATTTTCTTGGATAAACGGTACTGGGTGGACGGAGTATCCGCCCGGTTACATAGGGAGAAGCAGGAAAGGGCGTGTTGCAGATGAAACGGATACTGGCGATTGATATAGAGACTTATTCCGATGTGGACTTGATAAAATGCGGAGCTTATGCGTATGCGGACAGCCCTGCTTTTGAAGTCCTTTTGTTCGCTTATAAATTTGATGATGAAGACACCAGGACTGTAGATTTGGCTCAGGGGGAGGAGCTGCCGGAGGAAGTAAAGGCAGCTGTGTTTGATGCTGCTGTAGTAAAAACTGCTTTTAATGCCAACTTTGAGCGGACTTGTCTGAGTAAATATTTCGGAGTCCGTCTGTCGCCGGATTCCTGGCACTGCAGTGCGGTTCAGGCGGCACTGCTTGCCCTTCCCCGGTCTTTAGAGGACGTTGGGGCGTTACTGGGGCTGGAAAGGCAGAAGCTGAAAGAGGGCAGGGATTTAATCCGCTATTTCTGCATTCCCTGCAAGCCAAAGAAAAGTAATGGGGACAGAACCAGAAATCTTCCAATCCATGCACCGGAGAAGTGGGAATTATTCAAAACTTACTGTATCCGGGACGTGGATGTAGAATATGCGATCAGAAAGAAGCTGAAAAACTTCCCCGTTCCTGAGCGTGAAATGGAACTTTATCGTCTGGATCAGAAAATCAATGACCGGGGCGTTCTGGTGGATAAGGAACTGGTACGGCAGGCGGTATCCGCGGATTTGCTCCATAAGGATATCGTAACGAAACGGGCATATGAGTTGACCGGAATGGAAAATCCCAATTCCGTTGCACAGATGAAGGAATGGTTGAATGAGCAGGGAGTGGAGGTGGAAAGCCTGGCGAAAAAGGCGGTCAGGGAACTGATTCAGGAATCCGAAGGGGAAGTGCAGGAATTGCTGAAACTACGGCTTCTGATGGCAAAGACCTCCGTGAAAAAGTATGAAGCTATCGAGCGCAGCGTATGTTCAGACGGAAGGGTACATGGGTTATTGCAGTTTTACGGTGCGAACCGTACCGGCCGATGGGCAGGGCGGTTGGTACAGGTACAGAATCTCCCTCAGAACCATCTCCCTGATTTGGAACTTGCAAGGAAGCTGGTGAAGAATGGGCGGTTTGAGGAAGTGGAGCTCTTATATGAGTCTATACCAAATGTGCTGTCAGAACTTATCCGCACCGCTTTTATTCCAAAGGAGGACTATCGGTATCTGGTAGCGGACTTTTCTGCCATTGAAGCCAGAGTGCTGGCATGGCTGTCCGGGGAGCTATGGAGGCTAGATGTGTTTGCCACGCATGGCAAGATTTACGAGGCATCCGCTTCCGCCATGTTTCATGTGCCGATGGAGGAGGTTACGAAAGGCTCCCCATTGCGTCAGAAAGGGAAAATTTCAGAGCTGGCACTAGGTTACGGAGGAGCCGCAGGTGCGCTTATCTCCATGGGAGCGATGGACATGGGAATTAAGGAAGAAGAACTTTCTTCCCTGGTTTCAACCTGGAGAAAAGCCAATCCGCATATCACGCAATTCTGGTGGGAGGTGGATAAGGCTGCAATCCAGGCAGTCACCGAGAAAAAGAGGACGCAGGCAGGAAGAATTGTGTTTGAATACCGTAGCGGGATTCTTTTTGTGATTCTTCCTTCGGGCAGGAAGCTGTCCTATGTGAAGCCAAGAATGGAGATGAATCAGTTTGACCGGAGAGGGCTGACCTATGAGGGAATCGGAGAGAACAAGAAATGGTGCCGGATAGAAACCTATGGGCCGAAACTGGTTGAGAACATTGTGCAGGGGACAGCCAGAGATTTATTGGCGGAGGCTATGCTTAGGGTGGATAAAGCAGGGTATGAAATTGTCATGCACTGTCATGATGAGATCATAGCAGAAGTACCGGAAGGTGAAGGCTCCGTGGAAGAACTGTGCAGGATTATGGCAGTACCGCCAGTATGGGCAGATGGTCTGCCACTCAGGGCGGACGGATATGAGTGCAGTTTTTATAAAAAAGATTGAGGAGGCTGGGAAAATGAAGTTGTATGTTTCAGTGGGGAATTCCAGAAAAGACAAAAAGTGGAATGGCATGGAGATGGAACTGGAGGAATTCAGGAAACGGATTGCCGCAACTATCCGCACCTCGGAAACAGTAGAGCAGTACCGAAAACTGTCCAAGGCAAGACAGGATGATATCAAAGATGTGGGCGGTTTTGTGCTTGGGAAGCTGAAAGGCGGCCGGCGGAAAAAGGACTGTGTGGTGTTTCGTTCCGGGCTGACTTTGGATATGGATTATGCTTCAGAAGACATTGCAGACCAGCTTGAACTGTTTCATGATTTTCACTGTTACTTATATTCCACACATAAACATACCCTGGAGAAACCAAGGTTCCGGCTGGTGATTCCGTTGTCCAGGAATGTCACGCCGGATGAGTACCAGGCAGTGGCAAGGAAAATGGCTGAAGAAATCGGTATGGAGTTATTTGACGATACCACCTATGAACCTTCCCGGCTGATGTACTGGCCAAGCACTTCCTCAGATGGAGAATTCATGTTCCGAGAGATTGAAGGTGAGATTCTGAATCCGGATACTGTTCTGCAAAAATATGAGAACTGGCATGATTCTTCCCAGTGGCCGGTGAGCAGCCGTCAGCAGACCATTGTACAGCGGGAAGTGAAAAAGCAGGCGGATCCTCTTACTAAGGAGGGAACCATCGGGGCATTCTGCCGGGCGTACTCCATTGAAGATGCCATCGAAGCCTTTCTTTCCGACATCTATACCACAAGCGAGATACCGGGACGGTATGACTACGTCCCGGCGGATTCCCAAGCAGGTGTTGTAATCTATGCGGGAAAGTTCGCCTATTCCCATCATGCCACGGATCCGGCCTGCGGTCAGCTTATGAATGCCTTTGACATGGTTCGGATCCATAAATTCGGGGAACTGGATAAAAAGGCGGATGAGGATACGGAGAGCAGTAAGCTGCCGTCCTTCAAAGCTATGAGCGAGTTCGCCGTATATGATGAAAAGGTAAAACTGGAACTTCTGGAAGAAAAGGAACAGGCAGTGAAATGGGAGTTTGCTGCGGAAAAAGATTGGAGGCTGGGACTGGAATACAACCGCCAGGGCGTGCTTGTCAACAACCTGAAAAATCTCCTGCTGATTTTGAACCATGATGAAAAACTGAAGTCCATTGTGTTTAACCAGTTTAGTGATGGTATGGAGATTAAAGGGGAGGTGCCTTGGGAACATCCGGGAAAGTTCTGGAGGGATGCGGATGATTCCCAGCTTGTTTCCTATGTAGATTTAAACTATGGGAATTTCTCTGCCAGGAACTATGACATTGCTGTGACGAAGGTGGTGGATGACCGATCCTATCATCCGGTCAGAGAATTCTTAAGCTCCCTGCCGGAATGGGATAAAATACCCAGAGCAGATACCCTCTTAGTGGATTACCTGGGTGCGGTTGACAATGCCTATGTGCGTGCGGTGACCAGAAAGACATTATGCGGTGCGATAGCCAGAGTGATGAATCCAGGACGTAAATTTGACACCATGCTGGTACTGAACGGTCCGCAGGGGAAAGGAAAGTCTACGCTGATTGCGAAGCTGAGCGGGGAATGGTTTAATGACTCTTTGCTCCTTAATGATACCAGAGATAAGACCGCTGCGGAAAAACTGCAGGGCTATTGGATTCTGGAAATCGGGGAGCTAGCTGGTCTGAAGAAAACGGAGATTGAAACACTTCGTGGGTTTCTTACCAGGCAGATTGACATTTACCGTGCATCCTTTGGACGCAGGGCAACGCCGCATCCAAGGCAGTGTATCTTTATCGGAACTACGAATGCGGAGAACGGATATCTTCGGGATACCGCAGGTAACCGGAGATTCTGGCCGGTGAAAACACCCGGTGATGCAGCGAAGTCATCCTGGGAATTGACAGAGGAGGACGTCCGCCAGATTTGGGCTGAGGCATTGTCATATTACAAAGCAGGGGAGTCTTTGTGTCTGGATAAAGCGGCGGAACAGATGGCAATCAAGGAGCAGCAAATTGCCATGGAGGTTGACGAGCGGGAAGGCATTGTGAAGGAATACCTGGAAAAGCTGCTGCCGGAGAACTGGGAGAGCATGGAACTTTATGACCGCCGGAATTATGTGAATGGTTCTGAGTTCGGAGAACAGCGGGAAAGAGGTCTGAAAAAGCGGGAGCGTGTGTGTAATATGGAAATATGGTGCGAGTGCTTTGGAAAAGAACGCTCGAATCTTAAACGCCAGGATGCCAATGAGATTTCAGCGATTATGGCAAATATAGATGGCTGGAGGAAGTCGGATTTAAAAATCCGGTTTCCGATTTATGGAGTAGTCAGAGGGTATTGCCGTGAGGAAAATGTTACGGCAGCAAAAGGCAACAATTAGCCAGATGGGCAACAAAGAAAATTGTTGCTGTTGCCGGGAGAGCTGCCTTAAATAAGTTAGAAGGGCTACAGGCGTAAAGGCAGAAATGATGAGCGTTAGCGGGCATATGTTGCTGTTGTTGCTGATAACACCTTATATTTATGAAATGATAAAAAGGATAGAGGAAAAAGTGTGCAAATGCGTGTTTACGTTATATACGTGCAAGAACAGAAAATCGGCAGCAGAACATTTATAAGGGAGGCTGAAAAGTATGGCAGAAGAAAGACAGATAGAGATAGCCCTGCAACGGCAGGCAAAAAAGCGTGGTGGCAGGGCTGTGAAATTCACCTCTCCGGGTTTGGATGGGGTGCCGGACCGCCTGGTGCTGATGCCAGGCGGGAGATGTGCTTTTGTAGAGCTGAAGGCTCCCGGAAAAAAGCTGCGTCCTCTGCAGGAGAAAAGGAGAACACAACTGGAAGCCCTGGGCTTTCCGGTTTACTGCATAGATAGAACTGAGATGATTGGAGGTGTACTGGATGAAATACAATCCACATGAATATCAGGATTACGCAAAGGAATTCATCATTGGACACCCGGTGAGTCTGCTTCTTTTAGACATGGGGTTAGGGAAAACCGTAATTACGCTGACCGCCCTTTGGGAGCTGTTGCTGGATTACTTTGAAGTCAGGCGGGTTCTTGTAATCGCGCCTTTGCGTGTAGCACGGGATACCTGGCCGGGGGAGTATGAGAAGTGGGATCACTTGAATGGATTGCTGCTTTCTCCCATTCTTGGCTCGGAGAAAGAGAGGAAAGCGGCATTAAACCGGAAGGCGAATGTGTATGTGATCAACCGGGAGAACGTTGAGTGGCTGGTAGGGCAGGGCAACTGGGATTTTGACATGATTATTATCGATGAGCTGTCCTCCTTCAAATCCCACATGGCAAAGCGGTTCAAAGCTCTTAGAAAAGTAAGGGCGAAGGCACACTGGATTGTGGGCTTGACCGGAACTCCCGCACCAAACGGTCTGATTGACCTTTGGGCGGAAATTGGCATTCTGGACATGGGGCAGAGACTTGGACGATTTATCGGGACGTACCGGGATCGGTTCTTTCTGCCGGATAAGCGGAGCCGGGATATGGTGTATTCCTATAAGCCAAAAGATGGAGCAGAGGAACAAATTTATGGATTGATTTCAGACATCACTATCAGCATGAAGACGGTGGACTATCTGGAAATGCCGGAATGTATTTATAACCGGGTGGAGGTGAGCCTGAATGAGAAAGAGTATGATCTATACCGGAAACTGGAAAAGGATATGCTTCTTCCTTTTGAAGGAGGGGATGTGGATGCGGTTAATGCGGCGGGACTTTCTAATAAATTGTTACAAATGGCAAACGGAGCAGTCTATGATGAGAGCGGGGATGTGCGGCATATCCATGACCGAAAGCTGGACGTTTTAGAAGATTTGCTAGAAGCGGCAAATGGGAAGCCGGTGCTGATGGCTTACTGGTATAAGCATGATAAACAGCGGATAAAGGAACGGTTTCAGGCGGTGGAACTGGACACTTCGGAGGATTTTAAGAAATGGAACAACGGTGAGATACCACTTGCTATGATCCATCCGGCATCTGCCGGGCATGGGCTGAACCTGCAGGCAGGAGGTTCTACGCTGATCTGGTTCGGACTGACCTGGTCATTAGAACTGTATCAGCAGATGAATGCCAGACTTTGGAGACAGGGACAAAAAGAAACGGTGGTGATTCATCACCTGATAGCGAAAGGTACCATGGATGAGCAGGTGTTTGCTTCTTTAGAGAGAAAGAATACCGGGCAGTCCGCATTGGTGGATGCGGTAAAGGTTAGGATTGGAGGTATCCGGGATGGATGTGGAAAGAATCTTTAAAGAATACTGGGAATGGAAACGTAGCCTGGCCTTGTTAGAATTTGAGTTGGGCAGATTCCAGGGAATTCCATATGAGGATGTTATCGAGAGCCTGTGTTTTTCAAAGCCACAGGGTGAGCGTATACAGACCAGCGGGACTTCCGATAAAACAGGAATGACCGCCATAGTTTACAGACAGGTAAAGGAAAGGCTGGATGATGAGTGGTTTGATTTTTTGCTGGGACGTTATAAACAGATAAAAGAAGAAATGGATTTCCTGGAATATGCCATTCGCCAACTGAGCGGGCGTCTGCCTGAGATTATATGGGATATGGTAATAGAACAGGCAAGCTGGCAGGAGCTAATGATAAAATACAATGTAAGCCATGCTATGGTTGGAAAGTACAGGAAGAAAGCCGTAGAGGAACTGAAACGGATATATGAACTGCGGGGGCAGCAGACAGATTCCTATTTGTTAAGCTGAATGGGTAGACTAAGTGTAGACAATGAGTTGATTGAAAGTTTACCGGATCCTGTGCTATGATTAAGCTGCGAAGAAATGTAAAGAGTCTTGTGGATTTAATTCCATGAGGCTTTTTTTCATGCCTTTACACTGGCAGGGACTTATCCTTTCACCCTGCCACTACATACGGAAGGAGTGAATTCAGATGCCGAGAAAGCCGAAGAAGCCCTGCAGGTATCCGGGATGTCCGAATCTGACAGAGTCAGCCTATTGTGAAGAACACAGCTATCTGTATCAGACAGAGCGTGCCGGAGCATCAGAGAGAGGTTATAACGGACGCTGGCGGAAAGCCAGGCGCAGGTATCTGAAAGAACACCCGCTGTGTGTCCGGTGCCGGGAACGTGGGAAGCTGGTGAAAGCCACCGTTGTGGACCATATTATTCCGCACCGTGGAAATGAAGAATTGTTCTGGGATGAGTCCAACTGGCAGGCGCTGTGTAAGAATTGCCATGATAGAAAGACGATGACGGAAGACCGTTATCAGGAATACAAATACTGACAGAGAAAAGCCTTGGGAGGTTCCCAGGGCTTTTCATCTGAATGTTTTTTTTGTTTTTGCAGTATCTTGGATCGGGAACAGGTGAAAAGGGCAGGGTGTTTGAAATGAGATATGAGAAGGGAACTTTCAGTTCTGAATGTTATCTCTTCTTTTTTATCTATCCGGCTCTGCTTCGTACTGTGCCTGTTCTTCACATACCATAGCGGGAGCGATGCGGATGCAGTTGTCCTCATAGAATACCTGGATTGCGTCCCCGATATGAAATCCCAATTCCTCCAGCCACTTTCCTTCCATAGATATCTTTGGCGTGCAGGTATAAGTATTGCCGCCAATATACCGTTTTGAGCTTGAACGGCTGGCATAAAGAACTTTCATTTGCTTAGTTTTCATAAAGTATTTCCTCCTTCTTTCTTTTGGTAGAGCCATAGTAAATCTAAAACAACAATTTATCCAGTTAATTTGGAAGTGAAACGTAGACAAATAATATCCGAGACAATTGTTCAGGTTATGAATTTGTGGAAGAGAAGAAAGAAGGGAGGGGGAGTCCGAATCTCCAGAACCCCGTCCCCTGGAAACCGCCGCCCCCCAAGACGTGAATTTTCGCAGAAACCGTCAGGGGGGATAGGATAATAGGTCCCTTATTGTACATAAACATATGATTTCCGCTGAATTGCTTGGAGGGGATTTTGCCAAAAAGTACCGGAAATCCATGTTTTGAAGCCGAGAAAAGATAGAAATTATCTGCGTTTCCCGGTTTTTTGTGTAAGGAGGTGCGAAAGGAAATGACAGAGGTGCAGGAAACCAAAATCCGTGAACTAAGGCTGAAAGGTTTAGGCTACCGGAGGATTGCCACGGAGGCAGGGCTGTCCCGTGACATTGTCCGGAATTATTGCAGGAGCAAAGGATTGGCTGGATATGCCGCAGCTTTGGAAATGAATGTATCGGATCAGATTTCCCTGGGCAAAGCCTGTCTGTACTGTGGAAAGGAAATGGAGCAGCCGGCCACCGGGCGTCCGAAGAAGTTCTGTTCGGAAACCTGCCGGAGAAGATGGTGGAGGGTACACCCGGAGATTTCCGAGCAGAAAGATACCGCATTATACACAATGACCTGTGCGCACTGTGGCAGGGAGTTTATTTCCTATGGAAACCGAAAACGGAAATACTGCTGTCACAACTGCTACATCAAAGACAGGTTCTGGAGGGGAGAAGAGAATGGAATTCCGGAGAATTAAAATCAAAGACCTGATACCTGCTTCCTACAATCCGAGGAAGAAGCTGAAGCCAGGGGATAAGGAATATGAGAAAATCAAACGCTCCATTGAGGAGTTCGGGTATGTGGATCCGGTCATTGTCAATTCTGATCTGACTATCATTGGCGGTCATCAGCGGGTTACGGTTTTATCCGATTTGGGGTATGAAAAAATTGACTGTATCGTGGTGGAGATTGACAAGACCAAGGAGAAAGCACTCAATATTGCCCTGAATAAAATTACGGGTGAATGGAATAAGGAACTGCTGGCTGACTTAATCCAGGATTTGCAGGAATCTGATTTCGATGTGGCGTTCACCGGATTTGAACCGCCGGAGATTGAACAGCTTTTTAATACCGTCCATGACAAAAATATCATCGAAGATGACTTTGATGTGGATGCGGAGCTGCAGAAACCGGCAGTGGCAAAGCAGGGAGATGTGTGGCTGCTTGGCAGGCATAGGTTGGTATGCGGTGATTCCACTCTGCCCGAAACATATGATGTTCTGATGGATGGGAAGAAGGCGAACCTGGTAGTGACCGATCCGCCATACAATGTAAATTATGAGGGAACGGCAGGCAGTATTCAGAATGACCACATGGAGGATGAAAAGTTTTACCAGTTTCTCTTTGCCGCTTTTGTAAATATGGAAGCGAGTATGGAGCAGGACGCATCTATCTATGTATTCCATGCCGACACGGAAGGATTAAATTTCCGCAGCGCATTCAAGGCAGCAGGATTTTACCTGTCAGGTACCTGTATCTGGAAAAAGCAGAGTCTGGTCCTTGGAAGAAGCCCTTACCAGTGGCAGCACGAGCCGGTTCTGTTTGGCTGGAAAAAGGGCGGGAAACATAACTGGTATTCCGACCGGAAGCAGACCACTATATGGGAGTTTGACCGACCGAAACAGTCAAAGGATCACCCGACCATGAAACCAGTGGGGCTTGTGGCATATCCAATCCAAAATTCCTGCATGAGCAACTGTATCGTTCTGGATCCCTTTGGAGGTTCCGGTTCTACTCTGATTGCCTGTGAACAGACCAACCGCATCTGCTATATGGCAGAACTCGATGAGAAGTTCGTGGATGTTATTGTGAAACGGTATGTGGAGCAGGCCGGTTCAGCGGAGAATGTCGTTGTCATCCGCAGCAGACAGAAAATAAAATATGAGGAATTGAAAAGGGAAGGTGGAGCTGATGAAGCAGTTGACCTTCCTTGATTTATGCTCAGGCATCGGAGGATTCCGGCTTGGGCTGGAAAATGCAGGACATAAATGTATCGGTTACTGTGAGTATGACAAATATGCCAGGGCTTCCTATGAAGCCATGTACGACACAAAGGGAGAGTGGTTTGCAGATGATATCACAGAACTTAAGCCGGAGAATATGCCTTACGCAGATATCTGGTGCTTCGGATTCCCATGTCAGGACATTTCCGTTGCCGGGAAACAGAGGGGACTGCGTGGAAAGCGAAGTGGAATCTATTACAACATTATTGACCTTGTCAAAGGCAAAGAAGAAAGTGGTAAACCCACATACTTACTTGTTGAGAACGTTAAGAACCTGCTCTCAGTTAATGGAGGATTCGATTTTGCCGCTGTTTTGTCTGAAATGGATGAAGCAGGGTATGACACAAGATGGCAGGTGCTTAACTCCAAGGATTTCGGAGTCCCGCAGAACCGGGAGAGGGTGTTCCTTATCGCAAATCTTAGAAGCAGAGGCAGACGGAAAATATTATCTGTCACCGGAGAAGACGGAAGAACTCTTGAACAGGTTATAGGGGGTATGCAGGGATACCGGGTTTATAATCCGGACGGGGTATCGGTTACCCTTGGGGCTAATGGCGGAGGAATGGGAGCAAGGACGGGGCTGTATTTCATTGACCAGTGCAGCCGCCCTAAGGTCACAGAAGTGGCAAGATGTATCCAGGCCAGATATAACGCAGGTATTATCAACTATCCTGCCAGCAATTCCGGTGTGATGGAGGTCCATGCGGTTTTAACGCCGGAGAGGATGGAGAAGCGGCAGAATGGCAGGCGGATGAAAGAAGATGGGGAGCCGATGTATACGCTGACCGGTCAAGACCGGCACGGTGTCTACCTATGTAAAAAATTAATGCAGGAGGATAGAGTAGAAATTCCCATCCGAAATGGAACAAAGCAGGGATATGACATTGCCCATGCCGGTGATGGAATCTGTCTGGCATATCCCAAAAGTGCAACCCGGAGAGGTCGTGTGGGTAAAGGGTGTTCCCAGACATTAGACACGGGCTGCCAGGTGGGAACCGTCTTAAAATGCGGACGCATCCGCAGACTGACGCCACGTGAGTGTTTCCGGCTGCAGGGATTTCCGGATATATTGTATGAGAGGGCGGCAGCAGTCAATTCCGAATCCCAGCTTTACAAGCAGGCAGGGAATGCGGTGACCGCCACGGTGGCTTATGCAGTGGCGATGGCATTGCCGGAATCCCGTGAAGCGCTTGATAATTGTGGTTTCCGGGAGGATGAAAAATAATCTGGAAAGATGGAGAATTGCATTGACTTTATACCCGTTTAGAGTGATTTATGTAGTACCAAAAAACGGAGGTAAAGGCTTATGAAGAAAATTATAACAACCACGGAAAACAGAAAAGACATTGTCAAGGCAATCTGTGAAATTACAGGGGAGGATTCCCGCTACCTGGGTGTCCCAAGCTGCGGATACCAGATTGGGAAATGCATTGTGAACCGGAACGGAGAAGTGGAACTCCCGGACGGAGATGAAAAACTGGAGAAAATGATTCTTGCTGGTCTGGTGGATAGAGGACTGGTGGAAAGGGAAGAAGAGATGGAGGATTTGGAGATTAAGATTCCTATGGGAGAGCATACGGGACTGAGTTTAAAGAATCTGGTCTTCATGATCCATAGCAAACAATACCTTTTGAACAAGGCTTTTGGGAGAAAAGCCTTCCAGGTAGATAAAGGATTTCTTACAAAATTACAGGAAACAGAGCCGGAGGGCAGAGGAGAATTTCTAGAATTGCTCCATTTCTGTGAAGGAAATGAGCGGAACAAAGGCTTTTATTTTACAGAGGACGAGATTGTTTTTGAGGCATTTCCATTTTCTGAAAATGGGGAGGATATGGGAGCTTATGCAAAACTGGCATCAAGTATGTGTGTGGCAGCCTTAGACAGTAAGCGGGTGAATCCGGCAGAAACCATTGCAGAGAACGAGAAATATTATATGCGTATCTGGCTTTTACGACTGAACCTTGGCGGGGCAGAGGGGAAAAAGATACGCCAGGTGATGCTTGCTAATTTAAAAGGGCATTCTGCTTTCCGCACTCCGGAGGAGATTGAAAGGGCAAAGGTACGAAGCCGCCAGAGGGCTGAAGCCCGGAAACAGACGGAGCAGGAGGTTTTAGGGCAGGCAGAAGCTGAGAGAGATGCCCTGATGAATGATTCGGTAAACCAACTGCTTTCAGAAGAAAATGGATTTGCAGAGGAGAAAGAAGAACTTTAGGAAGCGCTTAAACACATGGTTTCCTGCTTTATTATCAATATAGAAGAAATCCGTAAAAACACACGATTGATGGGCAGATTCCACCCAAATCTTTGTGTACATTATGCGCCGGATTAACTGGATAAAATGTGCTTTCAGAGTGATTAATAGACTACGCATATTGAGCCTGCTCAATATGATACCTGAAAAAACGAAGAAAGCACAGGAGGCATAAATATATGAAAACACAGAAATTCGGGATTGAAATTGAACTGACAGGGATTACCAGGGAAACAGCGGCGGCGGTAATTGCAGAGTACTTCGGTACTGAAAGCTGCTACGCAGGAACCTATTACGAAACCTACGAGGCAACAGACCGGAAGGGCAGGATTTGGAAAGCTACCTACGATTCCAGCATCATGGCAAAGAAGAAGGTGCAGGGGAGAATCGTAAGTACGGATGACACTTACAAAACAGAGATTGTCAGTCCCATTCTTACCTGCGAAGATATCCCGGATTTGCAGGAAATCATCCGGCAGCTCCGTCACAAAGGGGCATTTGCTGGGGAGAAATGCGGGATTCACATCCATGTGGATGCCAGCCGGTACACCCCGCAGACACTACGGAATATGGTAAACATCATTGCAAGCAAAGAGGATATTCTCTACAAAGCCTTGCAGATTGACCCAAGGAGGCTTTCCTACTGCAAGAAAGTGAATGAGAAGCTGATTGAAACTATTAACAAGAAAAAGCCGAAGACGATGGCAGAGCTTAAGGATCTCTGGTATGCGGAAGACCCCAACAGCAACCGGAATAAGCATTATAATTCCACCCGCTACCATGGACTGAACCTACATGCTACCTTCACCAAGGGAACGGTGGAGTTTCGGCTTTTCAACAGCACTACCCACGCCGGGGAGGTTAAGGCATACATTCAGTTCTGCCTGGCGGTCAGCCATCAGGCACTGGCACAGAAATCAGCATCTCCAAGACGGACGGTCACAGACAATGAGAAATACGCTTTCCGGTGCTGGATGCTTCGACTTGGACTCATTGGGGACGAATTTAAGACCTGCAGACTGCATTTTTTAAAACATCTCGATGGAAACTCAGCCTGGAGACACGGGGCATAAGTACATAACCTTCCCCCAAGTGGTGGCTTGACCGCTCTTGGGGTGGCAGGAGGGAGAACTAACTATAAAAAGGAAAGGAAGATGCTATATGGCGAAACTGTATATTGCTTATGGAAGTAACATGGATGAAGAACAGATGGCACACAGGTGTCTGGCTGCAAAAGTTGTTGGTACGTCAGTTGTGGAAAGTCACCGACAGCTGTTCAAAGGCGGTAAGGATCGTGCCTACGCTACGATTGAACCGGAGGAAGGGAGTCGTGTTCCGGTTCTGATTTGGAAAATCAGCAGGGAAGATGAACGGAGACTGGACCGCTATGAGGGGTATCCGAAGTTTTATTACAAAAAGGAACTGCCGGTTCTTGTAAACGGAGAGACACGCAACGCTATGGTGTACATCATGGATGAGAGAAACCCGCAAAATAAACCGAGTTACAATTATTACGGGATTCTGGCGAGGGCTTATTTAAAATATGGATTTGATGACCTTATATTAAAACGAGCTTTGGAGGAAAACTGTCTATAAAAATAAGCTGATGAATCAAGGAATCAGAGCTTCTTAGGAGGCTCTTTTCTTTTGCCGGAAACACAGAGGGGAGGTGAGCAGATGGCACAGAGCGGCAGAAAACCAAAGCCTACGGCGGTAAAAGTCCTGGAAGGGAATCCGGGAAAGCGGAGTTTAAACACGCAGGAGTCAAAACCGGAGAAGAAAGCTCCACGCTGTCCGGTCTGGCTGGAGGAGGAAGCGAAAAAGGAATGGAAGCGTATGGCAAAGCAGATGGAGCAGCTTGGCATCCTCACTGAGATTGATATGGCGGCTTTTGCCGGGTACTGTCAGGCATATGCCCGGTGGAAAGAGGCAGAGGAATTTATTACGCAGCATGGAACCATCGTAAAGACACCTTCCGGTTATTGGCAGCAGGTGCCCCAGGTTTCCATTGCCCAGACCTATCTAAAAATCATGAACCGGTTCTGTGAGCAGTTTGGACTTACCCCCTCCTCCAGAAGCCGCATTGTGGCTGAGAATGGGGAGGATAAGGAAAGCGATGCCATGGAACTGCTCCTGTATAAAGGCGGTGGCCGGTAATGTTTGATGAGGCAAAAGCGGAACATGCGGTCAACTTTATCACCTGCCTGAAGCATACCAAAGGCAGGTGGAGGGGAGTTCCCTTTGAACTACTGCCTTGGCAGGATACCATTATCCGGGAGGTGTTCGGTACAATTAAGGATAATGGCTACCGTCAATACAACACCGCTTATGTGGAGATTCCGAAGAAGAACGGAAAGTCGGAACTGGCGGCTGCTGTTGCTCTTTATATGACCTGCGGGGACGGAGAATGGGGTGCGGAGGTTTATGGCTGTGCCTCTGACCGGCAGCAGGCGTCCATTGTGTTTGATGTAGCGGTGGATATGGTGGATCAGTGTCCGGCATTAAAAAAACGGATTAAGCCGGTCATGTCGGTAAAGCGGCTGGTATATAAGCCGACCAACAGTTTTTACCAGGTGCTTTCCGCAGAAGCCTATACGAAACACGGTCTGAATGTCCATGCGGTTATTTTTGATGAATTACATGCGCAGCCGAACCGGGAACTGTTTGATGTCATGACGAAGGGATCCGGTGATGCCAGAACACAGCCGTTGTTCTTTCTGATTACAACGGCAGGAAATGACCGGAACTCGGTGTGTTTTGAACAGCACCAGAAGGCAGAGGATATTATCCTTGGGAGAAAGATTGATCCTGCGTTCTATCCGGTGATTTACGGGGCGAAAGATGACGCGGACTGGTCATCGGAGAAGGTCTGGTATCAGGCGAACCCGTCTCTGGGATACACCATTGATATAGAAAAAGTCAGAAACGCTTATCTGAGCGCAAAGGATAATCCGGCGGAAGAGAATATTTTCCGCCAGCTCCGTTTGAATCAGTGGGTGAAACAGTCTACCCGGTGGATGCAGATGGAGAAGTGGGATACCTGTGATTTTGCAGTCGATGAAGCCGAATTGATTGGCAGGGAATGTTACGGCGGACTGGATTTGTCCAGCTCCACTGACATTACAGCATTTGTCCTGATATTCCCTCCGAGGACAGAAGAAGAAAAATATATTATCCTGCCGTATTTCTGGATACCGGAGGAAAACATGCGGTTGCGTGTACGCCGGGACCATGTTCCATATGATGTGTGGGAGCAGCAGGGATTCTTGAAAACCACGGAGGGGAATGTGATACATTATGGATTTATTGAAAGATTTATAGACGATTTGGGAAAGAAGTTTCATATTAAAGAGATTGCCTTTGACCGCTGGGGAGCGGTGCAGATGGTACAGAACCTGGAAGCACTGGGATTCACAGTGGTTCCATTCGGGCAGGGGTTCAAGGATATGTCACCGCCCAGCAAGGAACTGATGAAGCTGACACTGGAGAAGAAACTGGCACATGGCGGACAGCCGGTATTGCGTTGGATGATGGATAACATCTTTATCCGCCAGGACCCGGCAGGGAATATTAAGCCAGATAAGGAGAAGTCTACGGAGAAGATTGACGGTGTGGTGGCAACGATTATGGCCCTTGACAGGGCAATCAGGAATGGAGGAAAAGGCGGCAGCAGTGTATATGATGACAGGGGGATTCTGGTATTCTAATTTGGCAGAATCCGTGCTATACTGAATGCAATAAACTAGAATTTGTGAGGCTGTAAATGGATTATATGATACGGGAAATTAAAAAATCTGAATACCCTTTGTTAGCTGATTTTTTATATGAGGCTATTTTTGTACCAGATTGTGTGGAGCCGCCCCCAAAATCTATCATTGTTTCTCCAGAATTGCAAGTATATCTTGAACAATTTGGAGAGTTAAAAGATGATAGGGGGTTAGTTGCCGAAATAGGCGGGAACGTTGTAGGCGCTGTTTGGGTTCGCATTATGAATGATTACGGACATATAGACAATAAAACGCCGTCATTTGCAATTTCTCTTTATAAGGAATATAGAGGATTGGGGATAGGGACAGCTATGATGAGAAGTATGCTCTCATTACTAAAAGATAGTGGATACGGACGGGCTTCTCTTGCTGTTCAAAAATATAACTATGCGGTAAAAATGTATCAGAATGTTGGTTTTGAAATTGTTGAGGAAAATAGTGAAGAATATATTATGGTAAATATGTTGTAGCATCAATATACAGTTCATCAGGTTTACCAATTAAGATATGAGGAGGAAAATTTATGGACAGTTTAAAATTGACGTCTCCATCTAAGGCATATGAACATCAGGTAATGGACTACAAAGCAGAAATGCTGAAAAACAAGGATAGCTTTGATGGTTGTGCTGGCTTGGAGGAAGTTGATAATTATGACGAATGGCTTAATTTTGAAGAACGATTATCCCGAAAATACGGTGACGCTTATGTTCCTTCCAGCGTTTATCTGGTCGTAAGACTTTGTGACGATAAACTGATAGGAATCATAGATTTTAGACATCCTCTTTCAGAGTTTTTGCTAAATTATGGCGGCAATATCGGATATAGTGTACGCCCGACAGAAAGGCAGAAGGGGTATGCAAAAGAAATGCTTAAATTAATGCTGTGCAGGTGCAAAGAATTGAACGAAGATAAAGTTTTGCTGACATGTGACAAAGGAAATATTGCGTCTTCAAAAACAATTATCGAAAATGGCGGCATATTGGAAAACGAGGTACAAGATACTGTGGGATTGAGTAAATCAGGTATTATCCAGAGGTATTGGATTACCATACTATAAATTCTAGAATAAATGTGAGGCAGATAATAGCGGTATATTGGGGAGCATCTCTTCGGAGGTGTTTTTCTTTTACCCATTTTCAGGAGGGAACTATGAGATTACCATCTATTTTTGGAATCAGAGGTGCGAGGGATAAGCCGAGGAATAATTACAATCCTGCTTATTCCTTTTTATTTGGGCGGAGTACCAGCGGCAAGCCGGTCAATGAACGGACAGCCATGCAGACTACGGCAGTGTATTCCTGTGTGCGGATTCTGGCAGAGGCGGTGGCTTCACTTCCGCTGCACATCTATCAATATACGGACAAGGGGAAGGAACGGGTGGCTGACCATCCGCTTTATTCTGTTCTGCACGATGAGCCGAATGAGGAAATGACTTCTTTCGTGTTCCGTGAAACACTGATGAGTCATCTGCTGATTTGGGGAAATGCTTATGCACAGATTATCCAGGATGGTGCAGGCCGGGTGCTTGGGTTATATCCGCTCCTGCCAAACAAGATGCAGGTGGACAGGGCAGATAATGGGGAGATTATCTATATTTATTCCAGAGATTCGGAAGAAAACCCGAACTTTAGCACTTATGGACAGATTTACCTTAGGCAGCAGGATGTTCTGCATATCCCGGGTCTTGGTTTTGATGGACTTGTGGGCTATTCGCCTATTGCCATGGCAAAGAATGCTGTGGGCATGACACAGGCCTGTGAAGAGTATGGAGCAAGTTTCTTTGCCAACGGGGCAAATCCCGGCGGCGTATTGGAGCATCCCGGAGTGCTAAAAGACCCAGGTAAGGTTCGCGAAAGCTGGAATGCGGTCTACCGTGGTACCAATAATGCCCACAAGATTGCGGTGTTGGAGGAAGGGATGAAATACCAGCAGATTGGTATCCCGCCGGAGGAAGCACAGTTTCTGGAAACCAGGAAGTTCCAGATTAATGAGATTGCCCGGTTGTACCGGATTCCGCCCCACATGGTAGGGGATTTGGAAAAATCCAGCTTTTCCAACATAGAGCAGCAGTCTTTGGAATTCGTGAAGTATACCCTGAACCCATGGGTAATCCGCTGGGAACAGTCCTTGCAGAAGGCATTATTACTTCCGGAGGAGAAGAAGGAATATTTTATTAAATTAAATGTGGACGGACTGCTCCGTGGGGATTATCAGAGCCGGATGACTGGTTATGCCACAGCAAGGCAGAACGGCTGGATGTCCGCCAACGATATCCGGGAGCTGGAGGATTTAAACCCGATACCGGAGGAGGAAGGGGGAAACCTCTATCTGATAAACGGGAATATGACAAAGTTAAAGGATGCCGGGCTGTTTGCCGGAAACGGCACGGAAAAAGAAGAGGAACCAACTTAGCAGTATAAAGCTGCTGGGGCAGGTTCCTTTTTTGTGTAAGAAAGTGAGGAATACAGGTGAAACGGAAGTTTTGGAACTGGGTGAAGAATGAGGACAAAGGAGGAAGGACGCTGTACCTGGACGGGGAGATTTCAGACGAAACCTGGTATGGCGATGAAGTGACACCGGAACTGTTCCGCAGAGAACTGGAATCCGGCAACGGTGATATTACAGTTTGGATTAATTCTCCGGGTGGAGATGTGTTTGCGGCGGCACAGATTTACAACATGCTGATGGACTACAAGGGTAATGTTACCGTGAAGGTGGATGCTCTGGCGGCATCGGCAGCCTCGGTTATTGCTATGGCAGGAACTATGGTGCAGATGTCCCCGGTTGCTATGATGATGATCCACAACCCCATGACGGTTGCCATCGGGGATTCAGAGGAGATGAAGAAAGCCGGAGTCATGCTGGACGAGGTGAAGGAAAGCATTATGAACGCCTATGAAATCAAGACTGGGCTGAACCGGACAAAAATTTCCCATCTGATGGATGCAGAGAGCTGGTTCAATGCAAGGAAGGCAGTGGAACTTGGATTTGCGGATGAGATATTAGAGAACAAAAGCGGAAACAGGGAGAAAGAAAATGGGCTGGAACTGGAAGGAATGATGTTTTCCAGGGCGGCGGTTGCCAATTCCCTATTAGATAAGTTAATCCCGAAGAAACCGGAAAAGAAGGGAATTCCGGCAGAGCAGTTAGAAAAGCGTTTGAATCTATTAAGTCATTGAGGAGGAAGAATCCATGAAACAGATTTTAGAATTAAGGGAAAAAAGAGCGAAAGCATGGGAAGCGGCAAAGAAATTCTTGGATGAGAAGCGTGGGGAGGACGGCTACCTTAGTACGGAGGATACTGCTGCGTATGAAAAAATGGAGGCAGATGTGGTGAACCTGGGCAAAGAGATTGAGCGTTTGGAACGCCAGGCTGCCATTGATCTGGAACTGTCAAAGCCAACCAGTACACCAATTACCAACAAACCAAACGGGAATCCATCCGGTGAAGAAAAAACGGGCAGAGCAGGCATGGAATACCGCAGGGAGTTCTGGAACGCCATGCGAAAGAAGAACTACTACGATGTAAATAATGCACTGCAGATTGGCACGGACTCAGAGGGTGGATATTTAGTGCCGGATGAGTTTGAGCAGACGCTGGTGCAGGGACTGGAGGAAGAAAATGTGTTCCGTACTCTGGCAACCATAATCCAGACTTCCAGCGGTGACCGGAAAATTCCGGTGGTGGCAACAAAGGGAGAGGCTTCCTGGGTAGATGAGGAAGGACAGATTCCGGAATCTGATGATTCTTTTGGACAGGTATCCATTGCGGCTTATAAGGTGTCAACTATGATTAAGGTCTCTGACGAGCTGTTGAATGACAGTGTGTTTAACATGGAAGCCTATATCTCCAATGAGTTTTCAAGAAGAATCGGTGCGAAAGAGGAGGAAGCATTCCTTGTGGGCGACGGAAAGGGAAAGCCTACTGGTATTTTCAATTCTACAGGCGGAGCTTCTGAGGGCGTGACCACAGCCACGGCAAACATTACTTTTGATGATGTGATGGATCTGTTCTATTCTGTGAAAAGTCCGTACCGTAAGAAATCCACTTTTGTGATGAACGATTCTACGGTAAAGGCACTCCGTAAGCTGAAGGACAATAACGGCACCTATATCTGGCAGCCTTCCGTGCAGGCAGGACAGCCGGATACGGTTTTAAACCGTCCCGTAGTGACATCTGCTTATGCACCGGCCATTGCGGCAGGGGGAAAAGTCATTGCTTTTGGTGATTTCAAGTATTACTGGATTGCCGACAGACAGGGGCGTTCCTTTAAACGTCTGAATGAATTATTTGCAGCCAACGGCCAGGTTGGCTTCCTTGGAAGCCAGAGAGTGGACGGTAAGCTGATTCTGCCGGAAGCGGTGAAAGTGCTAGCCATGAAGGCAGCAAGCGGTGCCTGAATCAATTTTTAGGGTTTGCTTTAGCGGGCAGGTCTTTTTTTATGTGGAAGGAGGCATCTATGGTAGTTACATTGGAAGAAATAAAGGAATATGTACGCATTGACAGCATCGGTGAGGACGACTTCCTGCTGGGCTTGTGTGCCACATCAGAAAGTCTGTGCAGTGACATTTTACACCGGACATTTGATGAGATGGAGGAAGTGCCGGATCCGGTGAAGACGGCCGTGCTATACGGCATTTCCTACTTGTACGAGAACCGGGAGCAGGCGGATTTCAAAGATTTGACATTGATGCTGAAGTGTCTGCTGTTCGGGCAGAGGAACGAGGTGTTCTGATGAAGATCGGACAGTGGCGGGAGCGTATCCTGATCCAGAAAAATAATATCACGAAGGATAAGACCGGAAACCAGAAGAATGTATGGGTAGATTTCTATTCCTGCCACGCTTATGTGAATAACCTGTCCGGCCGGGAATACTGGGAGGCGGCACAGGTAAACCAGGAGGCTTCCCTCTATTTTATTGTGCGGTACTGCAGGGAACTGGGATCCATGAACAGCACCTTATACCGGATTGTGTTCAAAGGGGAGGTTTACAATATCACCTTCGTGGATTTCATGCAGTACCAGAAGAAAACCATCAAGCTGCGGGCAGAGAAAGTGAAGAGGTAGGGTATGGCAGAACGAAGGGTGAACGTGGATCAGATGGCAGATGCCATCGCCCAGTCCATGGCTGAGTTTGCGGATTTATCTAATGAAGTAATGAAGGAGTGTGTCACAGAAACCAGTAAGTCTGTGAAGAAAGAAATACAGGCAAACACCCCGGTGCGTACCGGAAAGTACAAGAAAAGCTGGGCGACAAAGAAGGTGAAGGAGAATGCTAATTCTCTCACCATGGTGGTACACAGCCGTGACCGGTATCAGATAGCACATCTTCTGGAACATGGACATGCGAAACGGGGAGGCGGACGGGTGGCTGCCATTCCACATATTGCTCCGGCGGAACAGAGAGGAGCAGAAGAATTAGTTTCCAGAATTGAAAGGGGGCTTTCGGGGTGAACCATGAACAGGTAGTGGCAATGGCAGAGGAAACAGGACTGCCCTTTGCCTATGACCATTTTGTAGAGGGACAGTCTCCGGAGCCGCCCTTTTTAGTCTTTCTTTATCCGGGTACTAACAATTTTGCGGCGGACGGGATCGCTTATTTCAAAGTGAACCGACTGCATCTGGAATTGTATACCGATGAAAAATCCATAGAGCTGGAAGAAAAGGTAGAGGATGTGCTTACCAGGCATGGCATTTTTTATGGGAAAAGCGAAGTATGGATTGAGTCAGAAAATCTGTACGAGGTACGGTATGAAATGGAGGTTTAGTAAGTGGGAAATAAAGTGAAGTTCAATCTGTGCAATGCCCATTATGCACCGATTAAGGCAGGAGAAAATGGGGAGAGTACCTTTGGGACTCCGGCGGCACTTCCGGGAGCGGTGTCCATCAGCCTGGATCCCAACGGAGAACCGGAATCCTTTTATGCGGATGGCATTGAGTATTACATTATCAATAACAACATGGGCTATGACGGGGACCTGGAGCTTGCTATGATTCCAGAGTCCTTCCGCACGGATATTTTGAAGGAAGAAGCAGATGCCAACAAGGTGCTGGTAGAAAACTGCAATTCGGAGACAGGCAGCTTTGCCCTGCTCTTTGAGTTTGATGGGGACGTGAAGAAAATCCGTCATGTGCTGTATAACTGTTCTGCATCCAGGCCGAAGATTGAGTCAAAGACTAATGAGGAATCCAAAGAAGTGCAGACAGAAACGCTGACCGTTAAAGCAAGACCATTGGCAAGCGGGTATGTGAAGGCAAAGACCGGGGATGCCACTACTCAGGCTGTGTACGATAAGTGGTATGAGGCGGTGTATATGCCAGCCAGTTCTCCAGCAGTGGAAGCGGCACAGGCATCTGCTCTTTCAGCGCAGACCATAAGTAGGACAGCAACGTCAGCAACAGTAGAGAAAGAATCAGATACGAAAAAATCATAGGAGGCAGGAAAGGACATGAGCATTACTAGGACGATTGAGATTGACGGCAAGGATGTATTGTTTAAGGCGTCGGCGGCGATCCCGCGGATTTACCGCTTGAAGTTCCAGAGAGATATTTATAAGGATTTGCGGGCGTTGGAGCAGAGCGTGAATGGCTCGGAAGAAGGGGAGTCCGGGCTTGACCTGTTTTCTTTGGAGATGTTTGAGAACATTGCATTTGTGATGGCGAAACATGCAGAGGGTTCCATTCCCGATACACCGGAGGAATGGCTGGATGGATTTAATACATTTTCCATTTACCAGGTGCTTCCGAGGCTGATAGAGCTGTGGGGATTGAATGTGCAGACGGATGTGGAGGCTAAAAAAAACTTCGCCCAACAGAGCGTGAAATGACAACGCCGCTATTCCTCCTGCGGTGTGTACAGTTGGGGCTTTCTATGCAGGATTTGGAACTGCTTTCCATTGGACTGATTAATGACATGTATGCGGAGAGCAGGAATGATGAGTGCAAGTTTGCGGAAATGGCAACGCAGGAGGATATGGATAAGTTCTGATTTGCGTTGATAGAGTTGCCGTTTCCTGCTATACTGGTAGCAGAAAGCGGCTGATGTTATTAGTAAAAAATGGGATTTATAGAGGAAAAAGATAATGTTTATTAATAGAGCAAATGAATTATTTCAGAGTATAGGAGAAAATAAAATCATGTATTTGTCTACATGTGTGGATAACAGAGTTACCTCAAGAGCAATGAGTTTTATCATATATAATCAGAAACTTTACTTTCAAACAGACAAGACCTCTTTGAAATATGAGCAGATCACTAAAAATCCTAATGTTGCAGTATGTATAGACAATATTCAGATTGAAGGTGTTTGTAAACATATTGGAGGTCCATTAGATAATAATAATAATTTCTTTTCACAAAAGTATAAAGAATATTTTAGAGGTTCATTTGATAAATATTCAAGTATGAAGAATGAAGTACTGGTGGAAGTTACACCAACTCATATAGAGTTATGGAACTATGATGAAGGACGCCCATACCAAGAATTTTTAGATTTTAATAATCAGTTATATGATAAAAAATATTATGATTGTAATTCATAAGTATAATCAGAAGGAGTTATAAGCTTGAATACAAGAACCATTATGTTGTTTCCACAATTTAAAAATATTGATGTAATAAATAATATTCGAAAGAAGTATGATCCACTTGCAGATTTGGTTTTACCACATATTACTTTGGTTTTTCCTTTTGAGAGTGAAATTTCTAATGAAGAATTAAATTTATATTTAGATGATTGTCTGTGTGACATGCATCCATTTGAAATCGAGCTAAAGGGATTTACTAAACAGGAAGACGGTTACGGAAACTACTTATTTTTGAATGTAGTAAAAGGTATAGATATGATTAAAAATATTCATGATGCACTATATAAAGATAAACTAAAGCAATTTGATAGTGGCTACGAGTATGTTCCACATATGACAGTTGGAAAAATAACATCAATTGAGTTATTGGATAGAGCATTTAACGATGTAAATAAATGTAAGGATAAATTCATCACTATAATCAATAAAATATCAGTTGAAATGATTGGAGAGCATGAAGAATCAAATATTGTAATAGAATATTTTTTAAATAAATAAATCTTTTGTTAAGTTAAAATTAAATATCATAAATAATAATATTTACATAGGCATCTGTCAGAAATGGCAGGTGTTTTTCTATGCATTTTGAGCCTTAATTGGCTCTTTTTTTCTGTCCAAACGTAAGGGAGGGGTATCCAATGGCCAACCGCATACAGGGGATTACGGTGGAAATCGGCGGAGATACCACCAAACTTACAACTGCATTAAAGGGTGTCAATTCGGAAATACGCAACACCCAGTCCCAGTTAAAGGATGTGGAGAAACTTTTAAAGCTGGACCCGCACAATACGGAACTGCTGGCACAGAAGCAGAGGCTTTTAAAGGATGCCATTGGAGAAACGAAAGAGAAGCTGGAGGCATTAAAAACTGCCCAGCAGCAGGTACAGCAACAGTTTGAACGCGGCGAGATTACCAAAGATCAGTACGATGCCCTGCAGCGGGAAATCATCGAAACAGAGCAGAACTTAAAAGACCTGGAAAAGCAGGCAAAGGAGACGAATACCTCCCTGTCAGGATTTACTCAGGCAGCGGAGAAGATTGGAAAGTTTGGGGATGCCGCCACTTCTGCCGGAAAGAAGCTGCTCCCGGTTACCGCAGCCATTACCGCGGCCGGCGGGGCATCTGCCAAAATGGCGATGGATTTTGAGGATGCCATGGCCAAGGTGAATACCATTGCGGATACCACAGAGGTTCCCTTATCGGAACTGGAAAAGGCGATTCTTGACCTGTCCAATCAGACAGGAATCAGTTCCACGGAGATTGCCAGTAATGTCTATGATGCTATTTCTGCGGGACAGAAGACCGGAGATGCGGTCAACTTCGTTTCCAATTCGACCAAACTGGCAAGAGCTGGTTTTGCGGATGCGGGAAGTGCTCTGGATGTCCTGACAACCATCATGAATGCCTATGGTTTGGAGGCATCTGAGGTGAAACGTGTATCCGATGTGCTGATTCAGACACAGAACCTCGGTAAGACCACAGTTGGGGAGTTGTCCTCCTCCATGGGTAAGATTATCCCGACAGCCAAGGCAAATGGCGTTGCATTGGAACAGGTGGCGGCAGGGTATGCGATTATGACTTCTAATGGTGTGGCAACTGCAGAATCCACTACCTACATGAACTCCATGCTGAACGAGCTTGGAAAATCCGGCACGAAGGTGTCGGACACCTTAAAAGAGAAAACAGGAAAGACCTTTCTGGAATTGATGCAGGAGGGAGCCAGCCTTTCCGATGTACTGCAGATTATCTCTGACAGTGCAAAGGAGCAGGGGCAGGCTTTTGGTGATTTATGGGGCAGTGCAGAAGCAGGAAAAGCCGGATTGATTCTACTTGGGGACAGTGCGGCAGCCTTTAATGGAACTTTGGAACAGATGCAGAATTCTACCGGGGCAACGGAGACGGCTTTCGGGAAACTGAACACCAATTCCTATACCATCCAGAAGGCATTAAACCAGTTAAAGAACACAGCCATTGAACTGGGTTCTGCCATTATGAGTGTATTGGCTCCGATCATTTTGGCACTGGCGGAGAAAATTCAGGCATTCACCACATGGTTTTCCGGGCTGTCAGATGGCACCAAAAAGATGATTGTAATCATTGCAGGTATTGTGGCGGCTGTCGGTCCGGTACTGATTATCATAGGTAAGATTGCCACTGGAATCAGTGCGGTGATGAGTCTGGCCGGCATGATAGCACCTGCTATTTCTGCTTTGATCCCGGTCATTGCCAGTGTGGGTGTACCAATCCTGGCTATTATTGCTGTGATAGTGGCAGTGATTGCCATTGGCAAGTTATTGATTGCTCACTGGGATGAAATCAAGGCTGCGTGCATCAGCATCTGGAATGCGGTAAAGGAGTTTTTTGCCGGACTTTGGGAGAGCATTAAGCAGACAGCCAGTGCGGCGTGGACAGCGATTTCCCAGTTCTTCGCCACCATCTGGACAGGAATTTCCACGGCGGCACAGACCATCTGGAATGGGATTGCCACATTTTTTTCCGCTTTGTGGGAAGGGATCAAGAATCTGTTCCAGACCGTGTTGACGGTGATTTCAACCATTGTCACTACCTACTTCAACATTTATAAGACCATCATCACCACGGTGCTGACAGCAATCCAGACCATTTTCACTACGGTTTGGAATGCCATCAAGACAGTGGTCACAACAGTGGTTACGGCGGTACAGACATTCCTTACTACGGCATGGAATACGATTCAGACAGTTATTGCCACCGTTCTAAATGCGATTCAGAACATCGTTTCTTCGGTATGGAATGGTATTAAAAATGTAATATCCACAGTCATGAGTGCGGTACAGAACGTGGTAAGCACAGCCTGGAATGCTGTGAAGAATACGGTATCTACGGTGCTGAATGTCATCAAAACCTCTGTTACAAATATTTTCAATAACATCGTAAATGGCATCAGCAGTTCCATGGGCAATGTATACAATGCCGTAAAGAATGGGTTTGAGAAAGCGGTCGGGTATATCAAGGGACTTGCTTCCAGTGCTTGGAACTGGGGCGTGGATATTGTCAATGGAATCGCAGACGGTATCCGTAATGCCGTTGGAAATGTGGTGGATGCGGTCAAGAGCATAGCGGACAAGATTTCGGCATTCCTCCATTTTTCCGTACCGGACGAAGGACCGCTTACGGAATATGAATCCTGGATGCCGGACTTCATGGCGGGGTTGGCAAAGGGCATTAAAAAGAGCCGGGGGTTAGTGGAAAATGCCGTGAAAGGCGTGGCTTCCGATATGGTGGTCAGTCCGCAGGTGCGTACTGCAGATATAATGGCACAGCAGACCGCCTCCACTAATTCCATCAGTCACTTGCTTTCTGGCATAAAGGATTCGGTAAGCGGAATCACTATGGGCGGTGCGGAAACCATTTGTATCCCGGTGTACCTTGGCGGTACCCTGCTGGATGAAGTGGTGGTCAATGCACAGAACAGGCAGAATCTCAGATCAGGAGGGCGGTAAATATGGCATTCATTCAATATCTGGCCTTTGACAGCGTGCCGCTTCCCATGCCAGATTCCTATGAAGTGGAACTGTCCGATGTGGAGGCGGATACCGGAGGGGAAACGGAAGCCGGAACCACGCAGAGGGATGTGGTGAGGAGCGGGGTGGTGACCATACCGGTTTCCTTTTCCTTAAGTCCCAAGTGGGTAAAGGCCATGGCGGAATTTCGCAGGAAGCCTAAGATAGCCGTGGAGTATTTTGATACAGAAACACTGGATATCCGTAAGACTGAGATGTATATAGAGGGATATAAAGCAAGCCTGGTGAAAGACACCTCCTACAAAGGCTTATGGACGGTGGCCTTTACACTGCGGGAATTCTAAGGAAGGTGGTGTTTTCGTGTATCCGGTAAGCAAAGCCTTTTTACAAGCGGTGCAGGAGAACACCCGGAAGTTCTGCTGGACTGGGAAAATTACCACAAAAGCAGGCATGGAATATACCTTTAGCAGTGAGGACATTGTCAAAGGTTCCGGGTATATTACCAGCCAATGCTGCGGAAGTACGGAGATAGAAATTGGAACGGTGTATGCAGCGGAATTGGGAATCACGCTGCTTTCCGGGATTGACCGCTATACTTTGGAGGGTGCCGAAATCAGAGTGAGTTTTCACTTGGAAGTGGCCGATGGTGTGTACGAGGAAGTCCCTATGGGAATCTTTGAAATCAGTGAGGCAAACCGTACCATACGCTGTCTGGAAATCAAAGCATATGATTACATGCTCCGGTTTGAAAAAAGCTTCAATGGGTTTGAAACGGCAGGAAATGCCTATGCGTTTCTGGCTTTGTGCTGTAAAGCATGTAACGTGGAACTGGCGCACACCCAGGCAGAGATAGAAGCCATGCCCAATGGCTCAGAGCTGCTGTCAATTTATACGGATAATGACATTGAAACATTCAGGGATGTGCTGTTCTATGTGGGACAGGTGCTTGGCGGGTTTTTCTGCATCAACCGGGAGGGAAAGCTGGAGCTTCGCAAATATGGGAATCAGCCCGTGATGACGGTTTCTGACAGGCATCGGTTTTCCAGCAGCTTCTCTGATTTTATTACCCGGTATACCGCCATTAGTTCCACCAATATCAAGACACAGGTTTCCGAGTATTACGCATTGGAGCCGGACGATGGTTTAACTATGAACCTTGGCGTGAATCCGTTTTTGCAGTTTGGATTGGAAGAAACAAGAAAAACATTGCTGGAAAATATACTTACAGCTCTGTCTGTTATTTGTTATGTTCCTTTTGATTCGGATACCATCGGCAATCCGGCACTGGATTTGGGAGATGTGCTGGTGTTCTCCGGCGGTCATGCGGATGAAAATCAGTTAACCTGCGTCACTGGATACCAGGTGAAAATTAACGGGAAACACTCCCTGAAATGCGTAGGCAAAAACCCAAGACTGGCGCAGGCCAAATCTAAGAATGACAAGAACATTTCTGGTCTGTTGAACCAGATTGAGGCGGGGAAGATAGGAATTCATACCTTTACCAATGCTTCGAAGTATACGGTGAATGATACAAGTGTGAAGATTATCAGTATTGAGTTTGCGGCGGCGGAGGAAACCCATGTGCAGTTCTTTGCCATTGTGCAGGTAGATGTAATAGCGGATATCAAGGAGCAGACCGGAACGGCAGCAGGTACCATTGTGGTTCCCATTCCAGCACAGGGGGAAGATGGAATGGAAACCACACAAGATATTTCCGTAAAAGTAGAACTGCCGGTCACGTTTACAGCAGACGGGAAGGCTGCGGCTTTTGTGAGGTACGAATTCAACGATGAGGAAATTCTGACTCATTATCCGGTAGAGAACTGGGGCAGCGGAAAGCATGTACTGCCATTGTACTACCCAATCGAAAATCTGATTCCAAACTTCACTAATACGTTTAATGTGTATCTGAGAATGGAAGGCGGAAGCGGAACCATAGAAGCGGGTGGCTGCATCGCTTCCATCAGCGGACAGGGCATGGCTGCGGCTCTGGCTTGGGACGGAAAGATTACGATAGAGGAAACCATTTCTGCATTCCGGTTTGGAACAGGGCTTATGGTCAAAAAATTTTCAGAATCCATCGGCATAGAGACTATGGAATTGGTACAGAGGCAGATGGCTGACAGTATGGGCAGGATTTCCATTGGCGCATTTGGCTTACCAGTGGATACCAGTTAAGGAGGTTGTAATGAAGTTAAAAGGAACGATGTCATTGGAACTTACGGATGTAAATACCGGGGTGGTAGAAACAGTGGAAGAGGAAAACATGATTACCAATGCCGTGAATCACATATTTGGTTTGAACCCGCTGGGGGTTTTTTATGAGGCAGCAGCCAGCATTGACGGGATTGAATGGAACAAAGGGTTACTTCCCATCTGTCCGAACATGATTGGAGGAATCCTGCTGTTCTCCAAAGCACTGGACGAGAATGTAGATAATATCTATTCCTCATCAAATAACCTGCCAGTTGCCTATGCTTCCAACAATGTGAATTCTACGGCAAATGTGGCAAGGGGAAGTTTGAATCTGACTGAGAGTAAGACACTGGAGAATGGCTACAAGTTCGTATGGGAATTCACACCAAGCCAGGGGAATGGAACGATTGCAGCGGCAGCATTGACCAGTGCACAGGGCGGGACAAATGCCTATGGGAATCTGGTAGATGACAGCAACACCTTTTTGCAGTTAAAGAGTGTAGACATCGGCAGTCTGTCCAATGAAAAGCAGTTGGTGCTGTTGGAAGCAGTGGAAGTGGATTTTGATAATGATCTGCTTTACTCCATTACTTATCAGGATTCTGCTGTACGGATCCGTAAAGTGCGTGTTCCCATTTTCAGTATCGGACTGAATGAGAAACTGGATGATACCACCTATACGGTATTGGAGGATCAAGTAATCCAGACCACCACCTTCCGTTTTTTAGGAAAGTATACACTCTATGGAGAATTTTTGGATGGTGCGGATGGTTACTGGTACGGATTTTCCAATGAGGGGAATTCCTCCGGCAGTGCTGCCATGGTGTGGGTAAAAATATCAAAGGCTGATTTTTCCATGACAGAGGGGGAGTGGGTACTTTCCAATGCAATGCTCATAGATGTGGGAAATCGGGACGAGAGCGGTTCTTACCCGGAGCGGGTTTTGAAATGCTGTATGCGGAAGGGATATCTGTATGTTATGGCAAATAATAAAGAAGGTGTATATAAGATCAATACGGCGAATTCTTCTGATGTAACATTGATTAATTTAGGATTTACTTCTAAATGGAAACCGCTTTGTGACAAAGGGACCTGCGAGGTTTATATGATCCTGATTGGTGATTTGATTATGGGAGGGGATTTCCAGATTACGATTGATGATAAGGTTATCCAAACCCAGGGGAGTGCAAGACTGAATGACGCGGCAACGCCATTGTTCCAGTACAAAAACTTCCTGTTGGGATGGGGTGGAAGCTACGGTTCCGAATACCGGACCATGTACCTGCTGACGCCTTATCTGGCATCTATTAATAATCTGTCATCGGCAGTGGTGAAGACAGTAGATAAAACCATGAAGATAACGTACACACTGACACAGGAATGAGGATATTCCATTTCACAGTAGCTGGGCAGCTTTCGGGCTGTCTTTTTTGTGTAGAAAAATAAAGGAGGGCAGCACGATGAAGGATGTTGCAAATACAATGCAGTATATTTTTGCCGCCATGGGCGGTTCACTTGGAGCAGTACTGGGCGGTTTTGACGGGTTTTTGTATGCACTGATTGTTTTTGTTGTAGTGGATTATATGACCGGAGTGATGGTTGGAATTCTGAATAAGGAACTTTCCAGTCAGATTGGTTTCCGTGGGATTTTCAAGAAGGTGGTGATTTTTTCACTGGTGGCGGTGGCACACATCATTGACACCTATGTGATTCAGAACGGAAGCGTCCTGCGGACAACAGTGATTTTCTTCTATCTATCCAATGAGGGGATTTCCATTCTGGAAAATGCCGCTTTGATTGGAATTCCCATTCCAAAGAAGATGAAGGATGTCCTGGAGCAGTTGAAGGAGAATGAAGATCATGAAGGTAAATAGGAGTTATGTGTCATCTAATAACACTTACAGCGTAAATATTCCGCAGTATATCGTAATCCACAATACTGACAACTTCCGTGCCGGGGCAGATGCCCTGACTCATGCCAAAGCACAGTTTAATGGGAACTTAAGCACCTCCGTCCATTACTATACGGATGATAATGACACGGTATACCAGGCAGCTGCTCATGACCATGGGTGCTGGCATGTAGGGGTAAATTATGGCGGGCGGCTGTTTGGAACCGTGAGCAACAAGAATAGTATCGGTGTGGAAATGTGTGTACAGGCAGGGTATGACTTCAATAAGGCGTTTGCAAATACGGTGGCATTTGTTCGTCTGTTGATGGAAGAAACTGGGATTCTGGCTGACCAGGTATTACAGCACTATGATGTATGTGCCAAGAACTGCCCGTCACAAATCCGGGCGAAGGGCATGTGGGAGGAGTTCAAGCGGCAGATTCAAAGAGGTGGTTCTGGTGATAATGAGGGTGATTCTTTCAATGAAAAGGAGTATGTACAGTTCATAGGAAGTCTGCCTTCTGACTCCTATAGGGTGAAGGTGTCGATCCCGGATTTGCATATCCGCAAAGGTCCCGGAACAAATTACGGAAAACAACCGGGTTTTACCGGAATCGGTATCTTTACCATCGTAGAGGAATCTGTGGGGCAAGGAGCCGTAAAATGGGGACTGTTGAAATCCTATCAGAAGAACAGGGACGGCTGGATATCCTTGGATTATGCTACCCGTATTTAGATGCGAGCAAGCCCGGAAAAAAAACAGAAGAAAAGGCGGTGGAAACCGCTGAATTGCTTGACTTTATAGCGGTTGAGAGTGATTAATAGACTACCAAAAAATGAAAGGAGTTCTTATTATTATGGTAGTTTCAGGTAAGGTAAAAAAAGCAGCATTCTACTGTAGGATGAACCATAGTAACCATGATTATACGCAGTTTCTGGAGGAAATTCAGAAGACCCTTGATGGAAGATACGGAGCAGGGAACTGGAAAATGACATTGTTCTTTGAGGTAGAGTCCGGTACAAATCCGAATCGGAAAAAGTTCCTCCAGTTAAAGTCGGAGATTCAGGCTGGTAAGTGGGATGCGGTGGTGACGATGAAGGCAGACACCATTGCAAGGGATTGGAAACAGTTCATGGAATTTATGGAGATATGTGAGGAGAACAGTGTGGAGGTCATCTGTACACGTGGATTAGAAGATGCTGAACCCATATATAAACGGATTCAGCAGTTTGTCCAGGATTATTTTGAAGGAAGTGACTGCCCATGAAAATCCGGATATTAGAACCTGTTTTCCAAGTGTCACAAAAGAAAAAGCGTGTATGTGCTTATGCCAGGGTGTCTTCAGACAGCAGAAGGCAGGAGGACTCGCTTGAAAATCAGACAGATACCTATGAGCGTCTGATTACTTCTAACCCGAAGTATGAGTTTGCCAGAGTCTATGCAGACCAGGGAATCTCCGGCTACTGCGAGAGCCGTCCACAGTTCCAGAAAATGCTGGGAAAAGCAAGGGCAGGGGAAATCGATTTAATCATAACAAAGTCAATATCGAGATTTGCGAGAAATACCGTCACCGTTCTGAAAGTTGCAAGAGAGCTAAAAGAACTGGGTGTCGGTATTTTTTTTGAAGAACAGAATATCAATACCCTTTCCGGGGACGGTGAGATGATGCTTGCCGTCCTTGCTTCTTTTGCGCAGGAAGAGAGCCGG